AACAGTACGCGGCGTAAGCATCTCGAAATCCCCAAGGGTCATTATAATCCAAGGGGTCAATGTCCAGGTCGACCAGCTGCTGGTGCTCTCCATTACTGTAGAGCAACCAAACAGCCAGCGACTTAGGACAATCGAGAGCGGAGAGAAAATCGAATATGCTGGTGTCAGTATCTGACTTGGCCACGTGGTAGGTCTGAGCTAGTTTTACCAGCTCAGCATTACGCTTCTTTGAAGACATAATTACTTGCCCTCTTTCTTAGTATGTCTGCGCTGGGAACAACTCGAGTATACTCGGGTTGATCTCTCGGCCGCCCTTAGGGTACATCTGAAACTCACGTCTCAGGTCGCACAATGGGCGTTACGAATTATACTCACGGAGATCTTCCGCCACCAGCACTTCTGCTAGTGGAACGAGAAAATAGCGCCTCTTCGAGTAGTGCCCGAAGACCCCATTCTGGATCCCCCGATGCACAGCCATGAGACTTCTAAAATCGAAGACTCGGGCAAGCAGCGAGAAACCATAATTGGGAAAACCTACGGACTCAGCTACGAAGAGAGTGAACTTTAAGTTCGACATTTACAACTCCTTTAAGGATGTTAAGAAAGTAACCCGATGTCACTGATCAAGTGACAGAAATCGGTTAATACACCGATTCGAAGGACTGGACAGCGGCCGTGATAACGGCGTTAGCCAGTGCATTCTTCGTATAAGCCAGCAGATCATTACGCTGGCCCAACGTCGAACGCTCCGGAAGGACCATCTCGAGGGAGGCAGTCAGGTTGTACGCCAATGTCGGAGCCGGTTGAATACCGGTCGACGTCGACGGACTAGTGACTTCCAGGACAGGTACTACCACCTTCGCGGCCACCTTGTAGTTGCGGCTCGTCTTTGACGGATTCCGCATCGAAAAGGTGACTACGGGAAAACCGAGCGCGATACCGCCGCTCCGGTCAGCCCATTTCGCGACGCCAGCCTGGTCAATATTGACTGGGTTAAAGGTGTGATTGACGGGGGTCGCTTGACCATCCGCCAAAGTCAATGCTGCTATTGCGGTCATTGTATTTACTTCTTGAAAGTTTGAGAAATAAGTGCGATGGCATTTAACGCATGTCCCATGGACAGTGGGTTTTTAAACGTGGGGTACATAACGGTGGGAAAGTCTCGAAGAGACGTCCTCGTCACGCGAAATCCTCGCTTGATACCAACTGCATCACAGGTATAATAGTCTAAGCCATCGTACCGGTCTTTGCACGTAAACTTCCGTACAACGGTGGTCCGTTCAAATACAGTTTTCGCCCCTTGCAAGAAACTCAACCCTAAGGTTGCGTCAATTGACGAGAGGTAATTACCGATCGGCACGAACCAGTCGACGACGAACGAATACGGCAGGAGTTCCCACGCCAAAACCGCTGGGTT